GACAGTCTTACCAATAAAACTATTATAGGAGAAAACAATGGCAGATCAAAGCAAACTAGAGCAAATGCTCGAAAAATTGGTTAACAATGATCGCGAAGGCGCAGATCAATTGTTCCATGAATTTGTGATTGAAAAATCACGTGGCATCTATGAAGAGATGCTAGAATCAGAATTAAAAGATTTAGAAGTTGACGAAGCTACAGACGAAGAAGTAGACGAAGCTACTGACGAAGAAGTTGATGAATCTTCAGACGACGAAGAAACTAACGAAGCAACTGACGAAGAAGTAGACGAAGCTACAGACGAAGAAGTAGACGAAAACTTTGATGAATTTACACCAGAAGCTGACCCAATGCCTATGGACGCTACAGGCGACCTAGAAGACGAAATGGACGGCGACGAAGAAGGTGAAATGGATATGGATAACAGCGACGATGATATGGAAGATCGCGTTGTTGACCTAGAAGATGCTCTTGACGATCTTAAGGCAGAATTTGAAAAAATGATGTCAGGCGACGACAAAGGCGACATGGACGATGAGGACATGGGCGACGAAGACGACGACGATGATGGTGAAGAAGCAGAGGAAGAGTCATTTGACAATTCCGAACTTAGCGTAGAAGACGAAGCACCTGCTTTCGAAGGCAAAAAAACTGCTGGAGAGCAAATGCGTGAGTATGTAGAAAAAGTTGCTACACCAAAAGGTGAAGATAACAAAGCTACATCTCCTGTAGCAAGTGCTAATAAGATGGGCGGAACTGCCGGTAACATTGCACAAGGTGGTGATGAAACAGGCGGAAAAGCTGCAGCTGCAAAGGACATGGGAAGATCTTTCGAGAACGAACCAGGTGCTAAAGCATCTAAGTCAATGAAAAACGCTAAAGCGCCTGCTAAAGGCGAAAGTGGAGCCAATACTAAAAGTACAATTGGTTCATAATTGAGGAACAATAGATGTTATCTTTAACTGAAACACTATCATTTGATGAAGCCGGAATGGTTGTAGAGCATACTGAAAATGCTACAGGGGGTAAAGACCTGTATCTAAAAGGTATCTGCATTCAAGGTGGTGTTCGTAACGCTAACCAACGTGTATATCCTGTTAATGAAATCAGTAGGGCTGTCAACACGCTCAACGATCAAATTAAAGGCGGATACAGTGTTCTAGGTGAAGTTGATCATCCAGAAGGCCTCAATATTAACTTGGACCGTGTTAGTCACATGATTACTGATATGTGGATGGACGGCCCAAATGGTTATGGAAAACTAAAAATTATTCCAACTCCGATGGGACAGCTAGTTAGCACTATGATACAAAATGGTGTGAAGCTAGGTGTTTCTTCGAGAGGAAGTGGGAATGTAAAAGACGATGGAAGCGGCGAAGTCAGCGAGTTTGAAATTATAACTGTTGACGCCGTTGCCCAACCAAGTGCTCCGGGAGCTTATCCAACTCCAATTTACGAACACTTAATGGATACCCGTGGTGGGTATAAGGCACTCAAATTAGCTCGAGAATTACAGGGCGACGAAAAGGCACAAAAATACTTGAAGGAATCGTTGGTTAATATTATCAGCGGCCTTCGCTAACAAGGAGAAAATAAATGTTAGATGCACTGAAAGCACTCTTTGAAAATAACGCTATTTCAGAAGACATCAGACAAGAAATTGAGGAAGCATGGAATGCTCGAGTTCAAGAGAACAAGATGCATGCCACAGCTGAACTCCGTGAGGAATTTGCTCAAAAGTATGAGCATGATAAGCAAACAATGGTAGAAGCTATTGATAAAATGCTTGAAGAAAGACTTGCGGAAGAAATCACTGAATTTGCCGATGATCGCCAAAAGTTAGCTGAAGCTAGAGCAAAATATGCAGTAGCAATGCGTGAGAACGCAGACCTAATGAAAAGTTTTGTTGTAGATCAACTATCTAAAGAAATTGGAGAGCTTCACGAAGATCAGCAAGCAATGGCCAGCAAGTTTAATAAACTTGAAGAGTTCATTGTAGATTCTTTGTCTAATGAAATCGCAGAATTTTATGAAGATAAAAAAGATTTAGCAGAAACGAAAGTACGTTTAGTACGTGAAGCTAAAACACATCTAGCTAAAGTTAAGAAAGAGTTTATCTCCGGCGCAACAAAACTAGTTGTAGAAACAGTTGACAAAGGTTTGAAGAAAGAAATCAGTCAGCTTAAGGAAGACATTGATGCGGCACGTGAAAACGACTTTGGCCGTAAATTGTTTGAAGCATTCAGCAACGAATACCAAAACAGTTACCTCAATGAGAAATCTGAAACTGCTAAACTATTAAAAGTAGTTGAGTTGAAAGATAAGCAATTAGCTGAAGCTAAAAAAGAAGCTGTAGAAAAGGCAACTCTAGTTGAAAGCAAAGACGCTGAAATTAGATCTGCTAAAGATGCAGCACACAGAAAAGAAGTTATGAATGAACTATTGGGTCCACTTAACAATGACCAAAGAGAGATCATGTCAGACTTGCTGGAATCTGTACAGACTGAAAGACTACACAAGTCTTTTGAAAAGTACATGCCTAGCGTAATAGCAGGAAACACCCCAGCGAAGGATAGCAAGGCAACACTTACCGAAGGCACACAAATCACAGGCAATAAACAAACTAATGACATGGCTGCAAGCTCAAGTTCTACAGATAATGTTGTAGATCTAAGAAGACTTGCAGGATTGAAATAAGGAGAAAATTATGTCAGAACTACTAGAAAGTCGCTGGCAGGATACAAAAAGTGCACTTCTTGAAGGCCTAGACGGCAACAAGAAAGCTGTTATGGGTGTTACACTAGAAAATACTAAAAAGTATTTGGCAGAGACAGCTACAGCAGGTGCTTCATCTGCAGGTAATGTTGCTACACTAAACAGAGTTATCCTTCCGGTAATCAGACGTGTTATGCCGACTGTAATCGCTAACGAATTAGTTGGTGTACAGCCGATGACGGGTCCAGTGGGTCAAATCCACACACTAAGAGTACGCTACAGTGACACTTTTGACAGTGCTACTGCTGGTGAAGAAGCTCTATCACCATTCAAAATTGCTGAAGGGTATTCAGGTAACGCAACTACTAATGCGGCTGATGCTACTGCAGCACTTGAAGGTACAGCTGGTAAGCGTTTAAGCATCCAGATCTTAAAGCAAACAGTCGAAGCAAAAACCAGAAAGCTATCAGCTCGCTGGACTTTTGAAGCGGCTCAAGATGCTCAAGCTCAACAGGGCATTGACATTGAAGCAGAGATCATGGCAGCACTAGCGCAAGAAATTACTGCTGAAATTGATCAAGAGATCCTAGCATCTCTACGTAGCTTGGCTGGTACAGCTCAAGAAACATACGATCAAGCCGCAGTAAGTGGTACAGCTACTTTTGTTGGTGACGAGCATGCAGCTCTTGCTGTTCAGATCAACAAAGTTGCTAACAACATTGCAGCTAGAACACGTCGTGGCGCAGGTAACTACGCAGTGGTATCACCATTTGCGTTAACAATCCTACAGTCTGCGACAACTTCTGCGTTTGCACGTACAACTGAAGGCACATTCGAAGCACCAACAAACACTAAAATGGTTGGTACATTGAACGGCGCAATGAAAGTATACGTTGATGCATATGCTGCAGACAGCACAGGCGTTCTTGTTGGATACAAAGGTTCAAGCGAATCAGACGCACCTGCGTTCTACGCACCTTATATCCCACTAATGTCAAGTGGCGTTGTACTTGATCCATCAACATTCGAACCAGTCGTATCATTCATGACACGTTATGGTTATGTTGAGCTATCAAATGTTGCTTCTTCACTAGGTAATGCGGCAGACTACTTAGGTCTTGTTGCTATTACTAATGGTAATGTAAGCTTCAAATAAGCGACACCGAAT